AAGGTTGTTATATTGTTTATCTATTCCTTGAATTGTATAATTGCCATCACTATCTTTTTCTGGAAAATTTAAATTAGTAAATAATAATTGGTTCTTTTCAAAACTTGTAGTTTTAATTGTAGCAGTTCCTGATGGTAAAGTTAATGTAACATTTTTGTATAATAATTTTTCATTTAATATAACTGGTTTGCCACAATTTCTTTCTCCAAATGCTGGTGCAGGTTTTCTTGAATTTACGGTATTTAAATATTGTAAAGAAATTCTTTGCCATCTATCTCCTAATTGTGCTTTATAAAAATTCAGATATCCACAATTGCCATAAATTGGATTTTCTATTGCATCAATATTTATATTTGGATTTGGACATTTCTTTACATATGTTGATCTGATATAATCATCTGATGTTTCATCTACTTCCATATATCCTTTTTGATATAACCAATTAATTCCATTATCAAAATTTGCAGGTTGTATTTTACATGTTCCTCCAAATTTTACTGGTATTATACTATCCCATCTTGCGGCATATCTTGCATCTAAATCTGTGCCACTTACTGTAGGATCTACATATCCATTAGTTTGAGTAACTGGTAAAATAGAACTTGTTTTTGTATTTAAATTTGGATATAATTCTTGATTTGTTAAAAAATTATCATGTTCTTTTACTTCGGTATCAAATATATTTAATGTTTCATGTAATTTATCATTTAATTTTTGTGCCAGAGCATTTACATCAGTAAATAATTCATCTGCCTCTAATAATATAAATGCACTTAATGGTTCTAATTTCGGTAAAAATTCTCCACTTCTTGCAGATCTTCTACCTTGACCACACCAATCATTTCTTGTAAATATATATGGTTTGCCATTATTATCATGTCTTACTTGTGCATTTCTAAAACCTTGATTAGCGCCAGGGTCAGATATATCTGCCTTGGCAACACTTGTTAGATTTGAATTTGCACTTGAAGTATAATATGGGCCATTAAATAAATTATATTCTGTGCTCATAGTATTATCAGCAAATCCAATATTATTCATGTAATACCCTAGACCTCTATTTTTTGCAACATAAGATGGAAAGTTCTTCCAGCAACTTTGATTTAAATTATCATAATTTACTAAACCAATTTCTGAACTTCCTAATTTTTCAGTCTCCCAATTTAAACCCCATAAATCACCTTGTGATACTGTATCTAATCCACTCATTTCAGTTCTACTTTCTAAAACAATTTCTACTCTGCCAGTTCCTGCATATCCAATTGATGTAAGATTTGCTGTTTGTTCAATTATACTTTCTATCTTAATAGCATTTATTTCTAGGTTACCGCCCAAATCTTCTACACCCCACATCATACCATTATAAACATTACATAATTTATTTGCACCTGATTGACCACCAAACCATGATGCATAATCTGTAGGTTGTCCTGATTTTGGATTTGTATCACCTGATTTGCCTAAAACAAAACCAACAATTTCATCTACTCCTGCACCTACACTAGTAACATAATTGCCAGTAACATCTTTCATCGCAATAATAAAATGACATGTATTTGCATCAATTACTTGTCCTACATATGCATTTGGTGGAGTTCCTATAACTCCTGCATTTAAAAAAGATACTGAGCCAGGTGTATAAGTAAAACCTCTATTATTTGTTCCATTTGTTGCATCACCATATACTACTGGAGTTTGTTTATTTTCTGCATGAGTTCCACTTGTCATAGCACCTGCTGGATGACATAATGGCATACCTACTGAATAAGTATTATTATTATTCAAATAAAAGAAGACTTCAACTAAAACTTTATTATCACAATAACTTTTTTGTTTGCCATCTACTGTAACTCTATCTCCTGTAAATTCAATAGTTTGAGATGATCCAGCATTTTGAGCATTTAATGCAACCATTTCAACTGAAACGGTATCTCCCCTTTTTAATTGAAATTGTGTTTCAGTGCTCCATTTTGAATTATAATCGTTATTATCTTTATTATCAATAATGCTATCACTCCTAGATGCTTCAATTAAAAAAGTTTGAGTATTTGGATAAGTCTTATTATCGTTCATTTATATATTATTAGATTATAAATAAAAATTTTAATTAAAATTTATAATTATATTTTAATTAAAATTTAAATATATTCTTAAAGATTTTTCTTTTAACTTCCTGAAACAAAGATAGTGCCATTTTTAATCATCATAACTCTCTCATTTTCACACCAAACTAGAACTCTATTTTGTTCATAATTTTGTTGGGTTCTCTGATAAGTAAGATTTAATTCAACTGGTGATTTGCCTACTGACATACCTGCATATGCTACATTATCATAAGTTCTACTAAGATTAATACCCATGTAACCTAATGATCCACATAATGCACTTTCAAAATGTCCATACATATATTTATCAGTTGGAAATGCAGATTGTTCAGGGTTCAAAGTAAAGGCCGCGTTTTCAACTTGCCCAACAAAAGATGTTAAACCCATGTTTGATTTTGCAGGAGTTCCAAATACTTGACTTAGTTCATTCCATAATTTACAATCCATATCTAATGCATTTACAAATATGTTACGGTTATTTACTTTAACTTGTAAAGTTGTTTTGCCTTGAGATGCTCTAGAATTATAATCTCCTAAAATTGGATTACTCATAGATGTAATTGCACCTGTAGCATCACCATAATTTGCCTGTTTAGGTGTAGCAATTAAAATATTTCTCACAATTTGACTATCTAATCCTAACCTAACAATTTTATTTTGGTCTTGAGGTGTAGCAGGTGGAGCGGCAAGGCCTGGCATATATTCTTCTACATGAACATAATCGGTATAAACTAATTCAACACCTTGATTAGCAATTCTTTGTTCAATTCTTGCCATTGGTGATGGTCTATTTGGTTTATCATCATAATATACTAAATCCAATAACATTTTACAACTTTCTAATACTACATTACTTCCTGCCGCCCATGTATCAGTATTGCCTGCAACTTGATTTACAACTGTTCTTACTCCTAGCAAGTCATCTGAAAAATCTATAACTATTGTAATTCTTTCATTCAAAAGACCTAATGGCAATTGCGTTTGGGATAAAAATGGAAATACTGCCTTAAGTGGCACTGATATTTCTGGAGTTGCGGCACTAGTGGTTTGTAATCTGAACTCTGCCTTTTTATTATATACATTGCCAGTTAATGCTTCTAAACCAACTATACCTGTTCCATCGTCTTCTGCATCTAAAGAATACATACCTTTTAAACCTGCCGCGTCTTCATCAACTTTTAAACCTGAAAAATGTAGAATTTCGGTTTGATAAACTTGGTCTCTAATATCCTGATCTACAAATGTATTTTTAAGTTGTAAAAGATGTGCCAGTTGGTCACAATCTGCAAGTAATACATTGCCGTAATACATGGATATTCTTCGGATAAAACTTAATGCTCCTGACATCAATGGTGCATCTTGGTGTTCAACTGGAACTGTTGCTTTGAATGTAAAAAATACATCACTTTCTAATAATCCCTTTTGGGGTAGTAAAAATTTACATTGACTTTGAGAGGATGCTGTTGGTTCTAGCACTTCGGTTTCTACTCTTTGATCTTGAGCCTCTAAAGTTGTCATGCCTACTAATTTGGTTAAATCTGCCATTTATTATATATATTATTAAAATATTTTTTTTAATAATATATCATTTTTAAATATATCTATTTTTTATACACAATTATGTTGAAATACTTACAATTCCATTACTATCAAAATTAATCATTCCTCTATGTAAGAAATAGGAATATGCACTCATTGGACTGTTGCCATCTAATTTACTCTGAACTCTCATGGAGAACGGTTGCCCTCTAAAGCTTGTAGTTGAACCATTTCCAACTGCATCATATCTACATCCAATACCATAACAATTTTGAAAGCCATTAGTTCCAACCCCTGTAGTTGAATTATGATGAACATCATTATTAGCAATACTTAAACCTTCTGAATTTGCACCAGGCATAGAACTAGTTGCTCTTCGTAATTGTCTAAGAGCAGTTTGATAATAATATTGTCTTTGAGCCTCAAATTGACTACCTGCATATTGATCATTTACTGTAGCATCTCTTTGAACAACATTTTGTTCATCAATTTTGAATTGTAGCGGAAATTTAACTCCTGATTTAATAAAATCAATACCACTAATTGGTGCCTTATTAACTTGTGGATTACCTGCGGCACTAGATTTATTCAGAAGAGGAGTAGTTTTATAACCATCATCATTATATGATGAAATATGTTCTGTTGGCACAAAATTAGAAAATTGAGATACAACTGCACTTAAGGCAGGATTAATTTGTTGGGTATTATCACCATTATTAATTACACTGTAAAATGATTGAAATGCATTAAATGGCAATGCCTTAATTGGTGGTAGTCTTCCTCCTGCTGGAACACCAAATTCACCACTAAGAGATACATTTGATAATACATAAAAACTATTAATTGTAGATGGAGATGATGTAGTATTACCAAATAATGCTTGAATACTAGGTGCTAGTTGGATATTTATTCGTAGCCCACCTGTTCCTGCATTATAAGATAATGGCAATGGAGTGCCATTTAAAAATACACCACACATGAGAGGCATACTAACTTCTATAAAACTTCTTTGAGTTCCTCCTGTAATATCTCCTGCAGTATTACAAACTCTTCCTTGAACTTCTTTATTTGAAGTAGCACCAAATTGTTGTCCTAAATAAGATGTATAATCAGAAAATCCTGCACCTGATGGTATAAGACTAGCCAACATTCTAGGGTATGATCTGCAATATTCAATGACATTATTTTGCAGATTAGAAACTGTAATATTATCAATTACACTTGCAACTCCTACTTTATTATTAAGTAGAACTTCTTTCAAACCACCACCATCTTGATCGTTATTATTTGGTCTTGCACCATTACCATCAGTTAATTGTAATCTAAAATTAAGTCTCATTTTATCGGTCATCAGATATAAATCAGATGCTGTTAAAGAAAAAGAAATAAGTGGATTGCCAGAAACATAGGAATAAGTGCTTTCACCACTTGATTGATTTTGTGGTGATATTTCAAATTTTTGAACGCTTTCAATTATCTGTCGTGACATTTATTATATATATTATTAAATAAAAAAATAATTTAAAATACATCAATTTTTAAATTATTTTGTATTACCATAAAATTTGATCTGCATAAAACCCATTGCTTCCTTTTTTATGTCTATCTTTTTCATGTCTTGCCTTGTATGCTTTTCGTTTTTTATCTGCCACTTCTTTACCTTCAGTTGCCTTAAATGTTGGATAATCTTTATAACCTACTGCTCCAATTGAGGCAATCTTCTTACCATTTTTGAATACATCTATTTTCTTTTTTTTGTTTGAACTAGGTTTTATGGTTACACCTAATTTCTTTGCTCTATTTCTAGAATAACTTGTAATCTTGTAACTACTCATTTATATATATATTAGAAATTATTTATCATATTTAGAAACTCTACCTTTAGATTTTTTCTCTTTCATGGCAGTTTTTATTTGTTCTTTTGATAGTTCCTTAAATGTTGCAGGAGTTTTCTTAGAGATTTTTTTTGTAGGCCTATATACATCTCCTTTCTTCTGATAGCCTACCTTGCCTTTTTGATTTCTCCATTCTTCCTTAAACCATCTACTCAATCCATCCTTATTTTTCTTACCTGAATATGGTTGTTTTTTTTTACCATGTTTCTTTTCAAATTCTTCTTTGTATTTTTTAACTAAAAGACCAGATCTATATGCAGAATGTTTTGGGTATTTTTTTTTAATTTGTTTTGCTACTTTTTCATAAAGTTTTAAATCACTTGGTTGAGACATTTATTATAATTAATATAGAAAATAATAATTGAAGGAATTATTAAAATATATAGCATAAATTATGATATATATTTTATTATATTCTAAATAAAAAATAAATTTTAAAAAAATCAATAATTCCTACTTTTCCTTCGGAATAATTAAAATACTACTGCAAGACTATTTTGAGAGATAACTAAAGTTCTAATATGATATACCCATGTTTGAAGTAATTTTTCTATAGCATTATTTCCTGCGGCAGTAGAATATTCCATATCTAATCTTATTTCTTGATTATTTGCATCAAATGATTTACCTACTTTTGCAAGTTCTCTACCTAGTCCATACATCTCTTTATTTTTACATAAAAATCTTGGTGCAATTCCAAATCTAGAAAGTGCCTTTTTCAATTCATGTTGATGAATAGCATTCCATTCTAAATTATTTACAATTGATGCAACCCTTGTTACATCTACTCGTCTATTTGGCGTAAGCCTGTTAGCAATATTATATTGGTATGAAGTCATTCCATCCCCAATACTATTTAAATTATCATCTAGATAACCATTTTGAGTTTTGGATGGGAAGCTATTTATTGACATTGCTCTAAATTCAGTTGTTCCAAATAAAACATTAGGTCTATTTACTCCAGCATTTAAATTGTTTCTATAAATATTATAACTTGTATAATCAATTTTTACATTTCCACTATTTACTCTCTGAACCATTTTATTAATAACTTCTTGTTTTGCCTCAACTACACTACAAACTAATTCAACATTTCTTACATGATATTCTGGTGCCTGATTTAGAGATGATGTAAATACAAATACTCTTTTTCCTAAACCTGCCGCTTCTGCAGCATCTGGTGTAATACTAGCAATATTAAATGAAATTTTTGTTACTGCATCAGAAATACTAAGTATTTCACCACAATTAACTAATTTACCTGCATTATCTTGATAACCAATTTGCATACCAACTCTAAATCCACATGTATCTGAATTACAATCTACTGCTAGACCACCTGCTCCAACTTTATCAACATCAATTGATGTAATTGGTGCTCCTCCTGCAATAACTGTTCCTAGTTGGAAGAATAGACCTCTAGGATTATCTGAAGTAGTGGTTGGATTTGCTATTACTGCAGTTGCACTAGGTGGATCGGTTACGGCAGGTGCAGTTTCAGTTGTAAATCCTGCAGTGGTTACCATCCTAAGTGCTCTTACATTATCTTCTAATGTAATTCTTAATCTAAGTCCTGCTGTTAGTAATGCTGGAAATACTTTACCATCTGCTCCAAAAATACCACTCATATGAAGAGGAAGACAACATTCTACTGGTCTATATGTATTACCTGAAATTAGATCAGGTGTATAATATAATGAAGTTACAAAAGGAGCCTGAACTCTAGATTGACCTTCCATTAATGCTCTCATATTTCTTAAACCATTTGTTTGGTCATAATGAAACTTTTTTGCAGTCCATGAATTATATTCTTCAAGCTGTTCTAATAATTGTTGATTTTGTCCATCATATACCTGAATTTCAGATATTAAAGAATGTGCTCCTGCGGCAACATCTGGTTGAACGCAATGAGTTGTATTTTTTATTTCTACTATCCATTTAAGATAAGTTTCGGCAGGATTTAACATTGGGACAACTTCAGGAGGTATAAAAATCTCTATAACATCTTTAGCCTTATACTCGCTATTTCTGTCAGTTAAAATGCTTTTTGCAATTGTGGGAGTGCTCATTTATATATTTATTAAATAGAAAATATTTTTAATTTATTTTTTAAAATTAAAAATAATTATTATTTGTGTTATAACTAATATATTTTTTTTAAGTTTCAACACTAGTTTGTTGTGGAGCAATAAATGCACCAGCAACATTTAATTTCTGAACTGCTTGAGGTTTTATATTTGCTTGTTCTGCTTTACTTTCTGCATCTCCTCCTGAAATTTCTTCGTATAATCCATATCCTGCTGCACCTAATGCCGCGGCCGCTGTTACACCACCTAAAACTTCACCTACGAATGGTATCCAGCTAGTTGCTGCGGTTACACTTTCTAATTCACCTAAAGCACCTGTTGCCGCTGATATTCCATCTTCTAAACCACTTGTAACTCCAGTTGTAAGGTCTTCAATTCCACTTGTAGCACCAGATATGGCATTTGATATTCCTTCTCCTGCATCTTCTGTTATGGTTGATAATGCATTTCTTCCTGATGATAAGGCATCATTAACTGCATTCTCTGCATTCTCTGCACCTTCAGTAACTTGTGATACTCCACTCCTTGCTTGGTCTTCTAAACTTGAAGATAATCTTGCCGCATTATCTGATGCTTGTTCTTCGGCATTTGATACTTGTTGAGTAATTTGAGATGTTTGAGATCTAGTAAATGGAGCACTTCTAGTTAATTCACTTTCATCAATATCTCCATATCCTCTACCTACATCAGGATTGGCTGTTCCTTCTGATGGTGTAGGTCTAGGTGCTGATGGATTTGTAAATGGGGCACTACCTCTTAAGTCTGCCTCATTAATTTCTCCAAATGGCCTACTTGTTCTGACTTCTTGATCTGCAGTTAAACTACTTTCTGGTGCTCCTGAAGATGTATTATTTACTGAATTAATATCAACTCTATCATCTAAATCTTCTGCCTCTGGTTCTTGTTGTGCCGCTGGTTTTGTTCCACCCCTTAAAGCATTATAGATTGCTTTTCCTCCTTTATAAATTGCTTTTCCAGCATGAGGAATAGCCGCTCCTTCTAAACCTTGTTTTACTAGTTCTTCACCTGCTGCCTTAACATCTTTGGCTCTCTGAATTAATTCTCTTTTCTTACCTAAAGCCCTACTTTGTGCCTGTTCAATCAGAGCATCATGTCTTGAAGTTTGTGATTGGATGGTATTTCTGAAACCAGTCAAATCATTTTGATAACTAAAAGGATTGTTCATTATATATATATATTTATAAATAAAAAATAAAATAATTTATTTTTAAATTAATTTTAATTTTTAGGTTTTAAATAATTGGTTGGATACAATTTTTCTTTAAAATCTAAATAAACCTCAGGCGGGGTGCTATCTAATCTAAAATATAACCAACTGTATGGCTTTTCTTGTGCTCTTGCAAACATTTTATCAAATTCACTTGAACCTCCAAAGGTATCTGCAATATCATCCTTAATAGTTTGTAATTCTTTTTTTGATTTTATATTTCCTGATATTAACATTCCAGTTGCATTATTTCTGATAATTGTAGATATATCATTATATTTTTGATTTGAATATAACATAAGACACGCATCACCTCTATTTACTGAGTGTCTAAATCTTGTAGCAAAATGAATTGCTTTCCCTCCTCTTCTTCCATGTTTATTTAAATCTCCACATATATCATCTAATATTAATGCAAAACTTGTATCTCCTTCAGTTCCCTTCTTTCTTTTTTGATTAGTAATTATATTTGATATTATATCATCTGAATACATTTCATGACATGAATTTCTCCATTTCTCTGCCGCAAATCTTGAAGTGCTATCATTAAAAATTGTATTACTAATTATATATGCATCTTGAAAACAATCAGCATAAAAATTAGGATTTAAAAGTAAATTATTCCACATCACACTCTTGCCTGATCTGATGGGTGCTGCTACAATTAATAATTGTCCTTTATATATGTTTGGTAGATTAGGATGAAGTTTTTTCTTCTGTGACTTTTCATTTTCAATAGGTTGAATAGGTAGAATATCTAGGTTTTTATCCATTTATATATAATTAGATAATATAAATTTAATTTAAATATTATTTATATTTTTTTTCGGTGGTTTTTATTTTAAATATTTTCTCATATATATATATAAATGAATGCTAATGACAAAAAAACTTTGGATGATTTGGGTATATATATAGACCCTGCAATAATTACAAAATACTCACATAAAAATTCTAACCCTGAAGATTGGTGTAGATTTTATTATTATAAGAATAAGAAAAAAACTTTAGTAAATAATATTTCTTATGATAATGAAGTTTCTAGCACATTGAATTATAAAAAAAACACTTTTTATTTAATGTCTATCATGTCACATAAAGACCCTTATTTTGATTATTATTTTTGTCTCAAACCTGATCTGCCAAAATGTATTGTCAAAAAATCAAATAGAAATATTAAATTTAATAAACCAAAAAATAAAGTTGATTTATATGAATATAAACATAAAGATTATGATAGATGTCCAAAAACTGGCAAAATAATCGTAAGATTTGATTAATATAATTATCAAATTATATTAATTAATAATGTCTTCCAAATCCCATTTGAAATAATGACCTATTATTATTTGTTCTATGAGCATTGAATTGTTCAAATAAAGATGGTTCTTCAGGTTTTGGTTTGGGTTTAGGAATATTTACTTGTTGTTTAATTGATTTTTGTGGTGGTCTTTGTTCTACATATCTTGGAGGTTGTTGTCTTTGGACAATTGGAGGTCTAGGTTTTTGATTAGATGGTATTATCTTATTAGGATGTGGATCTTCAGATACTACATGAGACTTCATTTTTCTTTTTTCATATCTCTCCATAAAATCACAAAATTGTTCAAAAGATTGCATTGGATTTATAGGTTTTGGTTGTGGTTTAGGTATTGGTATAGGTTCTGATACTTTCTTCTTTTCTTCTTTCTTCTTTTGATATTTTTCTGCCGCTTTTAATCTTCTTACTTCTAAACTCTTTTTTCTTGCATCTGCAAGTTTCTGTTTTTGTGCCTCACTCATCACTCTTTTTTTTCTTGGTTTTTTATCTCGGCCTCTCTTTCCAATGTTCTTATATTTTTGTTTAGTTTCACTTATAAGATTTTCAGATGTAACTATTTCATCTTGCTTTACTCCAACTTCCTCAGAAATAATCGTATCAGTTGGTTCTCTTAAAGGCACTGGTTTAGATACCTTTTTATTCTTCATGATAAATATATCATTTACTGTTGATAGATTATGAACATCTTCATTTTTCTTTTCATTTAATTCAGTTGGTAGATCTATTATTAAATCTAGATTTGTGGGCTCAGTAGAAGTATCATCGTCTTCTACAAATTCAGGTAGTCCTGTAATATTTTCATCAAATACTTTCTTAACCATTTTTTATATATAATATAAAAAGATTTTTTTATTTGTATTAAAATTTATATTTTTTGTATTAAAATAATGTAAAAAATATAACTTTTTTTTAAAGATTTTTTAATTTACAACTCTAAATCTTCCATATTGTTGATGCATTGGTTGATCTCCTCCCTTTAAAACTGTATCATGTTCTCCCTGTCTGATTTTAATCCATATTGTTGTATCAGGAGATAAATTTTTTAACTTTCTACCTGTTGGGTCTGTAATTTTAACTTGTAATTGATTTAAACTATCCATACATAAATTTGACAATTTTATCCAATTCTCATTTGATGCTTCAGTATATACTGCTCCATTTTCTGTTGTTGCGGCCATTTCGGTATTTTTGACAATTCTTATAGGAGCAATACCTAATATTTGTGCATCATTGGCTCCTCCCCAAACTGAAGATCCACCACCTAAAGAACCTTCTATAGGAACATTTGGTAGTTGAATTATTGCAACATCTTCGGTTTCTGACCAATTAATTGCTGGAAAGCTACTTTCTAAAGTTACAACTGTATTCTTAACATATTTATTTAGACTATCTTCTCTAAAACCTAATGATTTACCAACATTTGCTTCTCTATCTACCATTAACCTAAATTTATTATCAATAAATGGGTTTGTTCCTAAAGGCATTTCTCTTACTGGACTAAATCCAAAATATACATCTCTAAATGGTGCCTCATTATTGGCAATTACAACGCCTGGGGGCCCTGCTATTGGTTCTCCTTGTCCATTATATAAACTTTGTTCTACAACTCTACTATTACCATGTCTAAGTGTTGAAATAGCAATTTCTTGTGGTGCTGTTCCTTGATCAGGGTCTCTATGTTTTAAATTACAACCTTGATATATAGGTAGATATTTATATAAATCAAAATTACCTCCATCTGTTACTACACAATAACCTGGCTGACCATTTAATGTTGCAGGGTCTGATTTAGTAACATTATAAGTTGTTACTGCATTACTATGACTATATCTTCCTTCCCAAATAAATTTATCTGCATCTGTGCCTGGCAATGTTGGTGCTGTTGGGTCAGTTCCACATGTTCCTGCTTTCGGAATTAATGAAATTTGATTATCTCCATTTTGTAATAATTGACCTTCACCAAATTGAATTGCATTATCATAAGAATATGGTTTATTAGTTGGATGATAATAATATTTTACTTTCCAATTATTTAATGCATCATTTGGTTCTACTTCCCACCATATATCATATTTTACTCCTCCATTTGCCCAATTATCAATTAATTGTTGTCTATTATTTGCACTATATACTGGATTTCCCCATGATGTTACTCCTACTCGTCTTTGAGATACTAAACCTCCCATATACATAGTTAATTTATCTCTTCTTTGTGCATATGCTAGAGTTGGTAGTAACCAATGATGACCTGCCATCCAATATGGATTTATATGTGGTGATCCACCCCATCCTCCTGCTTCTGGCAATAATGGTGCCGCTCCTGTATTATGTGTCCAACAAGCATATTTACTTAATATTGCTTGGGTTTGATTTGTTTCAAATACATCGGCAGGTGGTGACCATAATGCATAAGTATTATCAAATCCTAATCTTGTAATAGGCAATTCTTGCCCTAAAGTTAATTGATTATCGGTTTGTGATGGATCTGCTCCATAACTTCTATAACATCCAGTTGAAGCAAAAAATGATCTCTTGGCTTCTGCTGAAGATGTAAATGTATCTTGTTCATTTGCCATACCACCAAATACTCCAACTTGAACGGTTTGTGCTCTAGGTGTAAATGATAATTTTTTAGTTCCCAAATCATATATACATTGTATCCCATTTCTGATACTTGATACTGGTTGATTTCTATACCATCCACTACTTTCTTGTCCTGTTGGGCCTTGACCAGCAAATAATGCACTTTGTATTGCTGAACCTAAATCTAAATTTTTATAATTACCTTGTGGAATTTTTATAACATATGGGCCTGTTTCATTTAATCCTGCTGTTGCAACATCTCCATATTGAACTACAAAAGTATCATTATTCTCTGATATTTGTGTTTCATCCTCGGTATTTTCTTTATAATTAATGTTTGAACCTACTAAACATAATTCTGCATTCTTTGGCAATTTTATCCCTCTTCCAAAGTGATTTTCAAATTCTGCGGGGTCTTGACCTTTTGAGTTTAAAACTATTAAAGACATTTTATATATATAAATATTTAATATATTTTTTTTTCTTTTAATATTTATATATATAAATGGATATCTACCCAAATTTTAAGTCCAAAGAAAGAAAAGGAATGAAAAGTGCTTTACATCCTGATATCATCCTCAAAAATCAACTAAATCTAGAAGAAAAAGAAAAAATGAAATTTACTCCTGAATGTGTATTTTGTGATTATAAACCACCACCTAAAAAAAATAATAAAAAATCTAAAAATAAAAAGAAGAAAAAATAAATATAGTTTTATTATATATTAAATGGAATACTATGGATATATTGGATTTGGATTATTTGTTTTATCTGAATTATTATCTCTTACAAAAAAAACTAAAGGCAATGGTTTATTACATTCTCTGGTATGTATTTTAAAAGGATCGGAATGTGTAGCCAAAACTGTTAGAGAGCAAGTTGAAAAAGAACTTGAAACCTCTGATGTTTCAATACAAACTAATTAAATAATCTTAATACAAAATTATTTAATTATAATAAATCTAAAAATCCTAAACCTGTTTTCTCGTCTTCTTTCTTATACATACCTTCTTTATCTAATTTCTTCCAATTATCTATATTATCATCATAAACATTCTTTTCAATTAATTGTTTCATGATATCAATTGTTTTGAATTTCATAGTTGCTCTTCTTGTATCCTTATCTTTTGCATATTCAATATTTTTGAAATTAAATGATGATATCTTTGCCTTAAAAGATTTAGGATTTTTTGTTTCTCCAACTGGGCATCTATTTTCTTTTGACCAATCCCAAAAATCCCTTAATAAACTTTTAACTTCAACTTCTACTTCTTGATAAAATTCTTCATGTTCATAATATCTTTTCCATACACCATCTTCATCATCACTATCTCCATCTAAATCATTCTTAATCATACATTTATTAGTATAATTCAAATATGAACAATCAATAATCCAATCTTTCATAAATAATAATTCATAAGGAATAAATAAACTTGCCACATTATTGTATGCCTCAGTTTTACTATTTTCGTATTTTGCATGTTTGAAATCATAGTTTTCACAATCCATGTTATTATAATAATTATATAGCCATTGAGTAAATTTATCTGTTTCTGTTAGTCTGAAGATCTCTGCCCATTTATCTTGAGATATTCTACAATTTCTTCCATTACCTTCAAAAATAAACCATCTTCTTTCACCTGTCATAACATCTAATACTAATGGACACATTTTATTTGTTGTAACAATTAATAATGCATAAATAATTGCCTCAAATGGTTGTGCATTTTTTGGATTGAATGTATAGGAATTTTCAGATATTAATGATTTAAATCTTTCGGTTTTATCTTTTGTATCTGTCAAATTCATCTCATTTAAATTAACTATCAATTTATGAAATAATCCCATTGCATGTTTCCCTAATACATCTTCTACATTTGATGTTGTATTATAATGATGTTTTGCAATTACTTGTGCAATTCTTGATAATATAAAATTTTTTCCTTCTCCTTGAAGTCCCTTAATAATAATTCCAAATGGTTTTTTTCTTGATGGATATTTGATTTTATAAGATATTATCATATTGAATATAGTCATACACAATTTTGAACCTACTAGATTACTCAATAATCCCTCCCATATTTTTTTGTATGTTTTACTTTCTTCTTCTGAATACATTTCTTCATCAAATACAAAATCAGGATATCCATTAAATGTATTGAAATATTTACCTTCTATCATATCTTCATGTTTTTTATTTTCTGGATAAAAATCCATTTTATAATATTTTCTCATTCCTTCCATTCTCCATTTCTGAATAAATGGTATTCTTTTCTCTTCTCCATTCTTATCCTGTGTATATGTTGGAATATCTCCAAAACTTTCTTGTAATTTACACCATTTATAAGGTTGAGTTTCTCTTTTTTCTCTTACCTTTTGAGTTTCTGGATCTACTAATGTTTCAATATTACTAAACCAATAGTTACCATCTTTTTGAGTAAAACAGCAGAATAGCTCCCAATATGATTTTTGCATTTCAAAATCATAACATAAACTTTCTAAATATTCAGTATTGAATTCTTTAACAAATTCTGAAGGATGTTTTTTACCTAATAAATCTTCCTTCAGAAGTATATCTACTTCTTTCATTAATTCAATTCCTTCATTACAATCTTTAATAATAAATTCAATATTAAAACCAATTTCTTCCTTAACAATTTTATTTAATAATTCACAATCATGTTCTTTATCTTGAAAACCATCAAATGTATATATATATCTATTTCTAATCATTTTCTTCATTTCTGTCAATTTATTGATTACTATCTCTATACATATCCTCTCATATTGATGTAAAAATTTTGATAATATTGTTGATTTTGGGTTTTTCCTGAAAGGTTTTTTTAATTTTTTATCTTTGTTTTTATTTTTTTCATAATATTCCATTTTTGATTTGAATTGTTTCTCATTATCAATAACTATATCACTAAATATGTTTGAATTATTTACTATGATATATTTATTATTAATACATTCTATCTCTTTTTTTAATTTTGTGATAAAATGATTATCATGTTTTTTATTTTCTGTTAAAACAAAACCATTTTCTTCAACATTCTTATACCAACTATTAAAACCTCCCCCAAAATATGCAACTTGTATTATTAATACTTTACACATTTTTCTGATTTTGTCATTGTATTCTCCAAAATAATATTCACCAATTTCTTTTAACCATCCATCTCTATCTTCACAATATTTTTTTTGATATTTTATTTCTTCTTTTGGTATTTTATTCATCTTACAAATTTCAAATAATATTTGAGGTTGTGCATTTTTGATATCATAATCTGTTGTTGTTCCAATTGATAATGCTTGTCTGATAGCATTTGGTAGTTGTGACATAGAAACAAATCCTTTATAATTTGCTCTTCCATATCCTTGAGGCACTTGAGCATGAGTTACTAAAAAACCATTTCTGATTTCTTTTTTTAGTTTCTTCAAATGTCCTTGAAGATCTGAAAACGGAACATGAAATTCTTCTAACCATTTTGCATCTGTATATGTTTTGTTGTATCCTGATTTTATTATCTTTTTCAGATTATTACAATTAAGTTCTTCCTTAACTTTAGTATCAAAGTCAAATAATTCAGTTGTGTTTTTTTTAATTTCCCAAAGATTTTTTGTGTTAAACATTCTATATATATATATACTATATATTATTTTTTAAATAGTTTTTATTAATTTTCTTAAATATTATAATATATTTATATGTTAAAGTTTGAAGGGACTGAAAGTTAAAAATCCATACATATAGAGGCATTTCTATTAGAAATATAAGAGAGATTACTAATAGAAATATCTTCCGAAGGAAAAGAAGGAATTATTGAAAAAAAATAAAAAAATAAAAAAAGTTGTGGGATTTCAAAAAATGATTTCTGAGCATGCTATTTGCTTTAAGAATTCCTACAATTCCTTCATTTATTAATTGAGGATAAATATTCCTCAGCATCTAGAAGTGTATCTTTTACAATGCGTTCATTACTATCATCATGTGGTGTCTTTTCAACTACATAGTTGAACCTTTTAGGTGTTGGTGACATACTATTGATACATATTATTGTATCTTCTATAGTATAATCTCCATATATCCAATAAATGGGGTTAAAGTATTTCAAAAAAGTCATTTATTTATATTAATATAATAGAATATATTAATATAATTTAAATTAATTAGAATTTTTTCTTGGTCTGCCAGGCTTCTGTCCTGTAGGTTTGTATCTTTTCTTTTGTGCCCTTCTATTGGCACATTTACCTTTTTCAGTTGATCTATATTTCTTCTGATAAATCTTTCTTTTTTCTTTCTGTTTTTCTTCTTTTTCTTTTTGCTTTTTGATGATTTCTATTAATTCATCTTTAGTTAGTTCTTCAATTGTATTCATCTTATATATATATATAGATAATATTTTTTTAAATAATTATATATATATCTTTAATATTTATTTCATCAAATTTAATGCAAGAGTTATTTGTTTTTTTAATTTACTTGTCATTTTATGATTTTTACCATGAAAATCAAACATTTCTCCAACTTCTGTTTTATTTGCTTTACGCAATTCACTTTTCTTAAACTTATAGTCTTCCCCTACCTTAAGACTTTTGTGTAGGCCACCTTTATTAAAAGTAACTTTTTTCCCATCTAGTTTTACGGTTTCTTTTTTACTACCTTTTTTTTTCTTCATTTTATCTTTTAATCCTTTGATTTCCATACCTTGTTTTTCATTTGTCCTATCTGAAGAACTTTGTTTTTTCATCTTCTTAGAAGACTTAGTAGAACTGCCACTTTTATAACTAGGTCTGGCCTTAGTAATAGCATCTTTGTAAGAAATATTATGCTTTTTAGCATAACTTTGCACGTGAGATATCCAAGCATTTACCATTTATATATATAATTTATAATATATTTTTATTATAAATAATATTTATATTTATATTAATTTTCTTTTACATAAACTTGTTGTTGAGTTTTTACGCTATGGTTCATTTCTTCTGCTAGTTTCTTTTTTTTATCATTCTCTGGTTGGAATTGATTAGACAAAAAGATTTTTCTTAACATAGAAGCACTTATTCTCTTTGGTTTAAAAATCTTTGAAAGATACTTTGATAAACCATTTTTAGTCATTTTATTACCTCTACTATCCTTTAATAGATAATCATTTGTATTATTTGTAACATTAAGAAACAAATTAACAACTGAATTAAGACCTTTATCTAAGTTGATCTTCAGATTATCTGCTGTTTCTGATTTAACTGCATTTTTACCAAATGAAAAAAACTTTTTATTTCTAGATACAATTACTAAATAGATATTATTTTCTTTATCATCTTCTGATAACTTTTGAAAATCTCTATAAGAAATAACTTTAGTATCAGCATATTCTAATCTTCTTGGAGCATGTAGTGTATATAGTGATAAAACCATGTATTGTTGTAATGTATTAAAATCTTTTTTATTCTTAATTTCTTTAGTATTTTGTTTATATCCCATTTTTTTAATTTCCTTGCCTAAAGAAATTCTTTTTTTCTGAACATCTTCCCAATCTAACCAATTTTCACTCTCCTTAATATTCTTTTCATTATCTTTTAACTGTTCAGTATATTTAGAATGTTCATCTAATAATGTATTACTGTATTCATCATAAACACCTTTATACTTTTTTTCTGGTTCTTTTCTTGCTTTTGGTGATAAAGCAACTAGAATAGATGCAAGAAAGTTCTTCCTAGTAGAAGAAGTTTGTTCTTTAAGAAACTTCATGATTTCTTTTTTCTTAGACTTTAAAAAGTCTTTACTGTCATAATCTTTATTTAAAAATTTATTAGACAATTTGTTGAGATGTCTTTTATAGACATTGATCGTAGTATCTCTTACCTTTCTATGTTCTTTCAAAGTTTTTACTAAACTCTCCATTTATATAATATAACTAATATTTTTTTTAAATAAAAATATATTTAAAAAAAATTTTATAATATAATGCCTGACAACTAAAAAATCTTTGGGTGAGATAAAGCAGAAAAACACTAAAAATCTACTATATCTACTATATAATAAGATTAATTATTTAAGTCTATATTAATTTTTAAATATTTTTATATAAATTAAATAAGTTTTAATATAAAGAAATCTTGTTATATGCCTTATCTTTAAGTAATTTATAGTAATTTCTTGTTATAGGTTCATTTTATATAGACTTAAGGAATAAAATAATTATTTTATGTCTTTAAACCATTATATTTAGATATATGCTTAAAGGATATAGATATTAGTTATATGATATATAAAGAAACTATATATATAAATAGGGTATTTAAAGAAACTTTAATAAAATTTCTTTAACTACTTGTAGTATTTTCCAAATAAATATTTTTTGAATGATCGTTTTAATGGTTTTCCTGATTTCCCAATATCACATCTTAATGTATCATTATCAATAATAATAGTATCATAATTACATACTTGACAATGTGATACTCTACTTTCTACTCTATTACATAAGTTTCCTGAAGAACCATGTCTATGGTATGGTCTATTGTAACATTCTTTTTTGCAAGGACATTTGACAATGATATGAACATCATTGATTGCATATGCGTGGATTGTTGAATTATCTGAATTCATCTTATATATATATATTAGATATTATTTTTTTAAATGATTTAATTAAATAAACTATATATTTTATTTAATTAATTAATTTATTTTTAATCCCCAATTATTATATTCTTTTGGAATTTGTTTATTTTTTCTTTCTTTTAATTTATTATCTTTGAATGGTTTGTAATCTACTTGATGATGAACTTTCTTAAATTTAAAACATTGTTTTACTACATCAGGATGTTGTTCAATTAAACTATCTACTTTTCTTTGTAATCCATCTCCTTGATAAATACTATCTGTATTTCCTCCTTTACATGACATTGTAGTTTGTTTATTAGTAAGAAATTGTTGATGTAATATTGTTGGATATCCTTTTTTTAATAATCTCAATGATAGATCTGTATCTTCATTGTATCTACCTCTCCATAATACTCCATCTAATTTATCTTTCAATTTAATTGATATTAACATACATGAATATATTCTTGTATTCTTCAGAACTAAACCCCTATTTCTAGATATCTCTGGTAGGAATGATAAGTATTGTAACCCTGATAAATATAAATTACTATATCTATCACTAAATTCTTCACATATTCTAAGAAATACTGGACTTCTGATTTCTCTTCTACAATTTTTATGAAACATATAAAAACCATTCATGTTATCATCCATCAACCAATATTTCTTTTCTTTATTTTTTCTACAATAATCATCTACAAAATTTCTTACTGGAATTGAACCCTTTCCTAAATTATCTTTTTCAGGTGACATACTTAATAAAGTAACATGTTCATCATCTTTTGTTGTCTTTTCATATTTCTCTTTTTCACAATCTTCAATTACTAAATAATGTTTAATACCATATTTATTTAACCATGATGATGTAAGTCTTTTATCCCATCTACCTTTTGATATTACAAATATATTATATTTATTTTGTTGATCATCTAATGTTGATGTCCAATATTGATTTGTTGTATATTCCCTAAATCTTTTAGGATACCAAATAGATTTTTGAGATTTGAATTCTTCATTCATGTATTTCTTGAAAAATTTCTCACAATCTTCTTTTGTTGTAAATCTTACATTTATCTGAGGATGTGGTTTATTAACTATAAATTCAGGAAGTCCTTTCCAATTTACATTATGATAATCACCACCATTAAAGGTTTCTCTTTTTACTTTAATGTCTTCTTCTTTCATCTTCATTTTCTTCAGAAACTTTTGTAAATCATTCTCAGTATTAAATCTCATTACAAATTTCTTGAATGATTTTTTTTCATCATTTCCAAAATTAATAAAACTCTTCATATATATATACTATAAGATATTATTTTTTTAAATAGTTATTAATTATTTAAATAAATTCTATATATTAATTTTTTTTAAAGTATTCTTTTGGCAATTTTACCTTATTTCTTTTTCTGTCATCACCATACAAATAAGTATGAATTGATAATTTATTGTATCCATCATCGGTTAATTTATCTCTACAATGATCTGAACAAATACCTAGATAATGATTGTATCTATTTGTATCTCTAGATATCTTATCTTTTGGGTGTTCTTCAAAAACACAATCGCAACATCTACAATTATGATATTCCATTTATTATAATATAACATTTTATTTTTAAAATAATATTTATATATCAACATCTTTACCTTCTGTTGGTGGTTGAGATTGTGGTGGTGGTTGTCCTCCTCCACTTCCATCAGTTGCAGGTGGTTTTCCACCACCTTTTGCAAGTTGTTTTTGAAGCATTTGTTCTTGATATTCTGGAAGTTTTCCTTTTCTTTCTGCCAGTTGCATCCTTCTAACTTCTGCCTCTGCTCTAGTTAATCTTTCTTCTGGTTTTATTTCGTCTCCTAACATCTGATAATAACTCAAAGCATCGTCTGGTGTTAAACCTTTTTGAGAGATATATAAAAAATCCATCTCATTAAGTTGGTCTATGGTCTGAGGGACTGATTGTCTATCATTAATTCCCATATCAGTCTCAGGGTCGTCCCATCTCCAATTACCTTGGCTAGGTGTTGATGGATTAACATTTTGATAAACATAAGTTCCTGCATTATTTGGGTCAGTTAATTTTAAAATACCAACTAAATTACCTGCTCTATTCATTCTACTTAATTTTTTTCTTAAATTTGTATATGTTCTTTTACCAACTCTATCATATCTATTCAAATTATCTTTTAATATCATATCAACAATTTGTTGTAATTCAGGATTTCTATTCATGGGTGATGCCTCTAATTGAAATTTACCCAATTTTGGATTTTGTTCATTTGGATTAAATGTTACTCTTCCTTCTGAATTGATATTTAATCCTGCAAGTAATCCTGCTGGTCTTCCTGATTGTGGATCTGCAGGAGCAGCAAGTAAATCAACTAAGGTATCTGGATTATTACCACTTAATTGTAAAAGTGCATCTACATTAATATTTGTAAATACTGATCTGATTGCTCTTGCAATATAATCTGTTATTTTATCACCTTTTTTAAGAGTAATCGGAAAATAATCTGGCGTAATTCCAGCTTCAGGCAATTTATTTATTCTCCAATTTTGAGTAACTTTTCCCATAATTCCTCTAATTATTGTTTCTACAATTTTTCTATCTATATCAGATTGTCCAATACCAAATTTTTGTAAATCACTATCATCTGGACTAAAACCACTTTCTTGTGTTAATACATCATCAGTTTGAACACCTAATTCTTCTTGGTCTATCATGGTTTGAGTTTCTGCTACATCGGTATTTACTAAAGTTCTAGTTTCAGTTCCAACATCAGTGCCTATAACATTATCGGTTTGAGTATCAACATTTTCCATGTTTGCAATTGCTTCTACTGCTTTATCTAATTGTTCTTGTGTAGTTTGATTACCTTGACTTGCTAGTCTAATTATTTCTGTTGCTGTTTCCATATCTGAGGTTTGAGGTTCTGCCTGAGATGCAGTAGATATACCACTACCTAAAACTGGATTATCACCTACACCTTGACCTCTTGAATTTACTTGAACTGTTTGAGTAGCATTATTAATACCATTTACCCTTTGAACAATTCCATTTTGTCTAGTTCCTATACCACCACCACCATCAATAATTTTATGACCACCTTTTTTAGGTTCTTTAGTTCCACTTGCCATAGAATTGGCAATATTATTAGTATTTTGTAATATCTGCATTAATTCATCTTGATTAGGGTCTGGTGATTGTTGATTTTCTAATTGACCAAATACATCTACCATAGGAGGAGGAATAATTGCTTGTCTTTGTATTTTATACATGATCGTTGAATTTTTTGATAATTTTGCTAGTTCTCCGTTTGGATTTCTAATTTCGGTATTTATTAAACTTAAATGTCTATCTTGATTTATCATAATTTGGAATGTAGAACCATATCCATAAAAGAACCCACTATTTGAATAATTTCTCATACAATAAAATACTGCTGGTAGAGGTGTTGAACCTGATTGATAATTTCTTTCTCCAACAATATCAGAATAAATAATATAAAATGGAGATGTAGTTAAAATCGGTGAGTTTGTTGCAGTTAATGGTAGTGATTGCACAGATAATAAAACTGCCTGATTATTATTTACACCTAAACCAAAATTAGGAACTCCTGAAGGAATTGCAGATGCAGGTGGTGTAATGGTTGGGTCATAATATAATGATAAACTAGGATTAGTTACATTATCAACTGAATTATTTAATATTAATGGTTTTACACCTTGACCAATAATTTTTGGGTCTTCAGAATTAAATGTATTTGGGTCAAATCTATTAAATTGATATCCATATTTTGGAAACAATGAATAATAATCAAATCCACATCTATCTAATAAACAACCCTCCCATTCTTTAGGTGTTGCTTCAATACATCTTGCAGTAATAGCATCATGATTTTCTTGTGTTTTTGTTAATGTAGAATTATCCCAATAATTTACTAAATTTATATCTGGAGGTGGATTATAATCAGGAGGACATAACCATACTTTATAAATACCAACTCCTGCTACTTCACTTCTAACACCTTTATTAATTGATGATTTGCCTAATATATTTGAAAAAACACTATCTACTGTAATACTATTTACTATTCCAACTTTATCTCCTAATTGTGATGATACACCATTGCCTAAACCTTGTGCAGTATTCAAAGAAGATAAAAGTTGATCTGTTTGTAAATTAATAAATTCATATCTATTTTTATCAGCATTGAATTGAAATGTTGGATTATTTGCACCCATCCAAATTAAATTTTGTCTATTTGCTCTTAGTGACCTATTTAAATTATATGTGCCAGAACCTGCAGATATTGGAAATGTGGTATCCAATGATTTAAAATCTGCATTCATTGGGACAATCATGTGATTATCAGAGGCAGAAGGTGATACTCCTATAGTATTGCCCCATGTAACACATCCTATTTGAATAGATAAAGGTTCATTATCAAATGCTTCATAAGTTTCTCCAACTCTTATTGCAGTTAATACTTGTGTAACTCCATCTTCATCTGTATGGAGATATGGATAACATCCAATATTTAATTCTTTCATTAATTCAATATCTGGATAAACAAAATTTGATTTTTTATATTTATCAGCATCAATTAATTGACAATTAACATCAGTTACGGCATCTGCAGTTATTTTTGCCATGTCTAATGAGGTATCAAAATAATTTGGGTCAAATCTACTTTCAATATAAACATTGCCTAGACCTCTATATGCTTGAAAGCCAAATTGCCAGTAAAATTGGGTATGATGATATCCAAAGGCGGCAGTAGTAGTTGAAGGACAAATTAATTCTCTTGTAGAACCATCACATCCTGAGCCATAAGTAGTATCAACTGTTGGATCTGCAGTTGCAGGATATTCATCAGTCCATGGCATAGTCATCGGTTGAAATGTATCAGTTGTTGCAGCGGCTCCACTATCTTCTCTTAGAAAAGAAGTTGCATTATCATTTGTAATACCTATATCAAAATCAAAAACCCAATCTAAAGTTCTTTCTTGTTTTTCATAATTATTACTTCCATTTACTTTATTATTATAAATTTCGTATTTTCTGATTTCTTTTGCAAGGTCTCTATATTGTTTATCTATTCCTTGAATTGTATAATTGCCATCACTATCTTTTTCTGGAAAATTTAAATTAGTAAATAATAATTGGTTCTTTTCAAAACTTGTAGTTTTAATTGTAGCAGTTCCTGATG